CCTGTTTGGTCGGTAAAACACGATCGGGCAAGCTGGTGATAGCGGCTCTTATCTTTTTGTCTTTACGGCAAACCGCTACCAAGGACAGTGGGATCTCTCGGAGATGTTTATCTTGCTGTTTGGCAAGAGTTCGCAAATTCCGCTTGACCACCTTTCGAAACGTCCTTCCATCGGGTGTAGCCTGGGCCGCAAAACCAGTACATCCTCAACACCAGCGTCCATCCACAGTGACGACGCGTTAAACTTTCGCTGCCTGTAGCCATCTCGGAAGTAGGTGGAGTTTATTTCTCCATCGCTTTCAGAGACCATGGTCTTCTCTTCGTTCACGACGAGACCGACCTGACTCCCTTGTCTGACTACCTCACCTCGGAGATCTGTGTTGCCCCGTACTTCGCGGGTTAACAAATCGTCCCCATTAACCAAAAGGGGATGACTCGTCCACTCTTTAAAACTAATCTCCTTCCTGTCTAACATTGCGGCCAATGCCATGTCAACTACGGTCTTGTTGATCACGCAAAGCAGTGGAAAAGACATGACAGACCCCATGGGCTGGCCCGAATATGTCTCCCTGCCATCAATCACCAGATTCGATAGCACCCGTAGTGCCTGGATCTCCTCTTCGGAAAGATGGTCCGCCTGTTCCTCAAGTACCTCAACTGCTACCTTAATGTACTCCCGCTTGATATTGTCAGTCGCGGAAGTATAGTCAAAACTTAAAAAGGCAGCGCCTGTGAGGCGTTGAACGTGCTGGTCGGTCGGTTCGCCTACCAACAGCCACCCTCGCCTCTTCAACATGTCGTATAACGAGTAATGGAGCGGAGCGAGTCTTCGTGTGTTCTCGGCAGAGTATAAGGTAACAACCCTGGGTTTGCCCGATGAAAACACTAGCTCGTAACGGCACTCGCCGCTAAATTCTTCCACGTTCCAGTTACCACCCTCCTTCCTCCGGTAAAGCCGGGTAGCATTTCCGTTTGGAATAAAAGGGGCACGTCGTCGGTCCCATCCCTTCTCAATATTTTGCTTCAAAGCCCGTTTGAACCGGCTAAGATGCTCCACATCGACAGCAACTGGTTGGAACCTAGCTTCTTTCCACTGGCTGAGCTTCTCCAAGAAGCGTGGCAGACATCCTTTACAGCATGCTTTCTCAAGCTTCTGTATCGTCTTAAAGCTCAGTTCATCAACGGGGCTAAGTCCGTCAACGAAGCATTGTCTTACGGCAGGCCGTAACCCACCGCATTCGATATGCTGGGGTATATCTTTCGCTGAACGAGGCATACCCAACTCCTCGTAAAATTTGACCAATTTCTTTGCACGACCGCGCAGCCGGTCGCTGAGAGAACAACCGTCCTCGCACTCGTCGTGAAGCACCGCATACGGGTTAGCTTCGAGTGCTAGGTCGCTCTCCGTGGCCAGAGGTTCTACGATATCCTCCAAAACGTAGCTTTCATTTAATTTGTTCTTAATGGCAGCTGAATACTGCATGTCAATTCGTTTTACTTCTTCGACGTGAGAAGACAAGGACCAACCGGCTTCCGGTTCATTAAAGGCACATTCGCCTACCTCGACAGGGCCCACCAGTGGTGGGTCAGGATAAGGACTGAAACTCAAGTCCGTAAAAGGGCTGTCTGCCCTATCTCCCGGCCCACCGGAGCCCCTTGGGGCCTCGTCAGACGCGAGGTTATCCCCATCAAGGCGCCGGGGTGAAACAAAGCCCCCGGGTGGTTCCAAGTTGATGGTTTTCTTTGTCTTTATACTCGTAGTTGTAACCATCATATCATTCAACTGTTGAGTTCAGGGTTAACGTCCCCCTATCGACGGATTGATGTGATTTTCTTCACTCCCTTTATTTTCTGCAGACGGGAAGTCTGTCTTTTCACCAGATACAAGGCTGCTGGACAGCACAAACAGGCTTTCTACCGCATCAGCACTGATGCAAAGGCCTCCTCTCCGCTAATCGGTCTGCTTGTAGCCACCTACCATCCCGGTAGGCCAGTGCCGCCCGCAGGGGACTGATTCCAAAAAGCTGATGAAGATTTAGCCGCAGAGCATACTGCGTCATCAAACGGTATAGGGCAACC